TACCTTGTGCCATTTATAATAAATACTAATCTGTTTGTTTTATATTATAATAGTATGAATCACCGTCCTCGGCAACCCATCTATCAGATAAAGTTTCAACTGATGGTAAATCCGTATCAACTTTAATTAATTTTGGTTCAATTGGAAATTTATTTGTAACCCAATTTGAGTCTCTCCAATATATTCTATTGTTTGGTTGACAAAGTAAATATCCATCATCCGCTATTAAAATGTGTCCACACTTATAATCCGATGGTTCATCTGAGTATGGATTTTTATACCAATCCACTGTCATTAGATAAGTCGCCCAAACTTTAGAGCCATCACGAAGAACAATCTGACATCTTTTTTCATACAAATAATCATAAGTAGTGATTGTAACATTCTCAGAAAAACAATCCCAAAGTTGTTTGAAATGAAATGGTATATCTTTTTCAGGTTCTTTCATGAATATTTCTGATATTGGAACTCGTGACCTCATCATACCATAGTCGGTCATTATGTGAAATGTTAGGATTTTTCCCGCGACAGACTGTACCGCAAAGGCATAAGCTTTATGGAATTTATTGTCATCTTCAGGATTTTTAGTAAAGTGAGAAACTCTCACCAAACATTTAAATAATTCTATATTTTCGTTATAAACTGCCATAATTATAAATATCTAAATAAAAAAATCCCGATTTCTCGGGATTTTATTTTATGATGAACATCCAAAACATTCAAAATCACTATTTGCCGGTTTTGGTGGTAAATTCATATGACTGTAATCAACCTTTGGTGGTTCAGGTGTTACATTTGGTTTTGACATCTTTGATATGTCCACCGCCAAGTGTTTTGCCCCCGTTGAAATTGCCTTTGTTCTAACATAATAACAAAGTGTTTTCAAACCTTTTTCCCAACTATAGAAATGTGAGGATGAAATCTTAGACAAAGATGGGTTACCCATATAAATGTTCATTGATTGTGATTGGTCAATAAAAGGACCTCTATCCGCCGCCATTTCAATCAACGCCTTTTGAGATATCTCCCAAATTGTTTTGTACTTTGGAATCAGGTGTTCGATTCTTTTAACTTTTTTATTGTATTGTTTATCCTCAGGGTCTAGGTAATTATTGAAATTAATACCTTGTATTGAACCTTCGTTTAGAATTATCTCATTCTTTAGGTCCTCACACCAAATGCCGAGTTTTTCAAAATCATTAATCAAATACTTGTTGACAATCATAATCTCACCACCAACAACTCTTCTGTTAAAAATAGCCGAGTGAGCCGGTTCAGTCATTTCATATGAACCTGTAATCTTAGCCGATGACGCCACAGGCATTTGAGCGGTGAATAAAGAATTACAAACACCATAATCTTTAACTTCTTCTTTCAATGAATTCCAATCCCATCTTCCTGATAATTTACCTTCATTCAAACCCCACATATCAAATTGGAATATCCCTTCTGACATTGGTGAGCCGTTAAAGAAATCATATGGTTTATATTCTTCTGACTTACATAAACGACAACTTTCAGTAATTGCCGCAAAGTAAATTGTTTCAAAAATATCTTTGTTAAGTTTCTTGGCTTCATCAGATGTAAAGATATAATCCATCAAATAAAATACATCTGCAAGTCCCTGAGTTCCAATAGCAATTGCTCTTTGTTCACGTCCACCCTTGTTTCCTTTTTCAGTTGAGTAGTTGTTAATGTCTACAACTTTGTTAAGGGCTCTAACAACTTTACGAGTCTCCTCATATAAAAGTTTGTGGTTAAATTCCCCGTCTTTCACAAAGTTTTTCAAAACCATAGATGACAGAGTACAAATTGCCGTAGTATTTTCATCTGTGTATTGATAAATTTCGTTACACAGATTTGATTGTTTAATCACCCCAATATTTGAATGATTAGTTTTTCTATTTGCACTATCCTTAGAACACAAATAAGGAACTCCTGTCTCGATTTGGGATTCAATTATTTTTGACCAAACTTCCTGAGCTTTAACTTTTTTACCAATACCTAAGTTAATGGCTTTGTTATAATTTTCCTCATATTCATCACCGAAACATTCTTGTAATGGTTTGATTCCTGATTTTTTAATATCGTTAGGACAAAACAAATACCAATCCTCGTTATTCTTAACCGCATTCATAAAGTTATCGGGAATCCAAAGTGCGGTGAACAAATCACGAGCTCTCAACTCCTCCGCACCTGTATTCTTTTTAATATCCAAAAGGTCAAAAATATCTTTGTGCCACGGCTCTAAGTAAATTGCCGCAGAACCTGGACGACGACCTTGTTGGTTAAAGAATCGAAGTGATTCATTAACAATTTTCAGATATTTCAAAAGACCACCGGCAAATCCACCTGATGATGTAATACGACTTTCTTTACTTCTGATATTTGACATGGAAAGTCCAATACCCGCAGCGTCTGATGAATATGTAGAAATATCTCTCATTGTATTCAAAAGACCTTCTCGAGAATCTTCATCATTGTAATGTAATACACAAGAAGCAAGTTGTGGGACCTTTGTACCTGCATTAATCATAATTGGAGTTGCCGGTGAAATAAGTTGACTTGAAAGTGACTTATAGTATTCAACCGCTTGTTCAAATGATTTTGTTACCCAAATTGCAACACGCATGTACATATGTTGAGGACGCTCGATTGTCTTACCACTTGGAAGTTTCAAAAGATACATCTCTTGTAGTGACCTCCAAGCAAAGTAATCAAAGTTATAATCATTGTCGTGATTGATAACCTCATCAATATTTGACGGACCGTAACTGTTAATCATATTGATAAACTCCTCATTAACAATTTTTTCTTTGTAAAGTACCATCATAGTGTTTGAGAAACTTGGGTTTGTTTCTTTATGATACGAAGAAATTGCAACAGATGACGCAAGACGTGAATAATCGTGGTGACTACCAGTATAAGCCGCAGCTATCTCATAGATTAATTTATCCAAATCTTTGGTCGTAATCTCACCTTCAGTTGGTACTGAAGTGATTACTTTAATAAAAATCTCATCCGAATTTACATTTAAACCTTTTGCCGCTCTTTTGATTCGGTTATATATTTTCTGTGGGTTAAAAGACGAGTCTTCCCCACTTCTTTTTTTAATTTTTAGTGACATCATAGTTTATAAAAATAACAAATTAAAAGTCGTCGGTAAAGGATAAAGTTTCATTCAACTTTGCTTTTTGATATTCAACTGTTCTTGATTCAAAGAAGTTACCTTTGGTCTCAACCGCAATTTGTTCCATGAATTTAAATGGTTGTTCAACATTAAATTGTTTCTTACAACCCAACTTAACTAGTAATCCATCAACAACAAATTCAAGGTATTGTTTCATAAGATTTGAATTCATTCCAATAAGTGAAACTGGAAGTGATTCTGTGATAAATTCTTTTTCAATCTCAAGTGCGGATAATATAATTTCTTTAATTCTCTTTTCACTTGGTTTGTTTTCACAGTGATTGTTTACAAGGTGAATTGCAAAGTCACAGTGTAGATTTTCATCTTTAAATATAAGTGAATTTGCGTTACACAAACCTTGCATGATACCTCTTGATTTCAACCAAAAGATTGAACAGAATGAACCTGAAAAGAATATTCCTTCAACAGCCGCAAATGCCACCAATCTTTCCTGGAACGATGCGTTTGTAATCCAATCCAATGCCCATTTTGCCTTCTTTTGAACTGCGGGAAGTCTATCAATTGCGTGGAAACATTCATCCTTTTCTTTTGGATTTGACACATATGTATCAATCAAAAGTGAATACATTAGACTATGAATGTTTTCCATTGCTAGTTGCATTCCGTAGAAGAATTTTGCTTCGGGATATTGTACTTCTCGGTAGAAATTTTCAGCCAGATTTTCATTTACAATACCGTCAGATGCTGCGAAGAATGATAGAACATTCTTAACAAAGTATTGTTCATTTTCTGAAAGGTTTTCCCAATCACGAATGTCACCCGACAAATCCACCTCTTCTGCCGTCCAAAATGCGGCTTGGTGCATCTTATAATATTCCCATATATCGTTATGTTCGATAGGAAATATTACAAACCTATTAGGATTTTCTACTAAAATCTTTTCCATATTAATTAATTATTTTGTTTTTCTCTTTGTTTTCTTCTTTCGAGTAAATCTTTTACTCTTTGTCTTTGTTGCTCTTCTTTCTGTTCTTCAAGTCCTAAGAATGTTACCGAACTTTCGGTATCTATTTCTAACATACCGTTATCGAACTTACAATTTTCAAACACAATACCGTCATCACCAATTCTCGATTTGGTTATCGCAATTGTTGCCAGCTTCATTTCTTTTTGTTGTAATGTCTTAGCAACTGAAATAATAACGTGACCTACTTGGGCTTTCTTAATTGACCCACCCATTTGGTCTGTTGTTACAACTTCTGATGAAATCGAACTTCTATTACCCTGTGTTGCCGTCCATCCAACTAGATTCAACTCGTGACACATGGCTTCAAACCCTCTCATAACCGAACCCTCACTCTTCCATTCATCACCCAAATTCTTGTCAGGAACAATACAGTCAATATAGTCTAATACAATCATATCTAACTTGATTCCATCAGCAATCATCTTGCGAAGTTGATTTTTGATTTGAAGTATTGTCAAAGTATCCGATGGTAATTTCTTTAAAATTAAACGGTTTTCCATCTTACTTTGTACCTCTCTAACCTTATCCATCACTTCATCTTTCTTATTTGATAACTCATCAGGGTGGACTTTTGTCCAAAGTGTGATGTGTTTACGTTGGATAATTTTTGGGTTATCCTCGAAGAATATTTGAAGTACATTGTATCCCAAATTAAATGAGTGATTTGCAATTTTGGTTAAGAATGTAGACTTACCTACACCTGTGGGGGCTAATATAACACCTAATTCTCCTTTTGCCAAACCTCCTTTTAACAATCTGTCAATTCCCGGTATTCCCATAGGGATTGGGTGGCGATAATCTTCATTAAGTACATCATCCAAATTAGAGAATACATCAGCCATTCCATCCTCTCGTTCTCCAACTTGTAGAGCTTCTCTAACTAGTTCTTCTAGTTTGTCATAACTTTCAAACTCACCTCCGTCAATAACTTTTTGAGCCTTTGTAATTGCCTTTTGAAGTTCTTGTTGTTTACAGAATTTAAGAGCCTTTTCTTGGATAAATCCACTACCTTCGATTGGTGACTCTTTAATTTTAGCAATGGTATCCATCACAATTTTAGAGGCCAATTCTTGTTGTAGTTCCGATTTGGTGATTTGTTCTAAGGTATCAAAAGTCGGTACGTGTTCGTATTTTAAATAATACTCCTTAATCATTTGCAAGATGATTTTGAAGTACTTATTTTCAAAATATTGTTGTTCTATAACGTCAATTATGGACCTCCCAAATTCTTTATCAATGATAATTTGATTCAGTAACTGTATTTGAAAAGAAGACCCTAAATAATCGAAATTTTTGTTTGACGCCATAAGAAATAAATTGTTGTGTTAGATAAATATTATCGCTTAGTACTAATTCCCGCGAATTCAAAAGTTAAATTTTTCGCTGAAAAAATGTCAGTAAGTGATGAAAGCAAACTTTTTATATGAGGGCGGATATCTACGGTGTATCTTATT